ATTGGTTCGGTCGACTAATTTCAATCTGGCTTTTTCTCATTCCTCTTCTCATTCGTGGTACGTTGATCGACGTGCTTGTTATTCTCGACTTTGTTTCCGTTGTCGGGATCGGTGGGAGGATTGAATCGGATGGATTGGTTCCAATTCTTCCTCCTTGGGTTCTTCTCCCAATTTCTCACGCGTTCGTCGAAGCATTTTCCGTTCTCGTACGAGGTTCCGTTCTGTCGGGATCGGCGAGAGGACGGGTTTGGTTCGACTAATTCCAAATCTGGTTTCTCTTCACTCCCTTCGGATTCTTACATTATTCAAGGTGTGTACTTTCCGTTCTCGTCCGATGCCCTGTTCCCCGGGAATCGACCTTCCTGGACGGTTACTTCGACTAATTCCAATTCTCGTCTTCTTGGATCCTTCTCTCAATTCTTCGTACTTCGATCGACGTACTTTCTGTTCTCGTTCGAGGTTCTGTCGGAATTGGCGAGGGGAAAGGACGGATGGATTAGTTCCAATTCTCCGTACTTCGACAGGGGTACTTTTCGTTTTCGTCCAAGGTTCTGTCGGGATCGGAGGGATGAAATGTTCACTTCGACTAATTCCAACTCTTCCTCTTTCTATTCCTCTCCCAATTCTCCGTACTTCGACCGGGGTACTTTTCGTTTTCGTCCGAGGTTCTGTCGGGATCGGCGGGATGAAATGTTCACTTCGACTAATTCCAATTCTTCCTCTTGTCCATTCGATCGAATGCGTTCACGGAATTCTTGATGCGATCCAAAGTCGGTTGTCCGGCGTTTCCAAAGACCGGAAGTAGTCGAACAAAACGTCGTCTTCTTTCACGTAGGAGGACAAGAATTGCCAGGCTCGCTCTCGGTCGAGGAAGGGGACTTTCCTTTTCAAAACGTCGGCGACGACGCTTGCGGCGAACTGTTTGATTTCACGGGTTGCCTCGTCCTCGGTCAAGACGGAGAATAGACTTTTCTCGATGTTTTGGAACTCTCCCAAGTCGACTAGACCGAGTGCCGTTTGGGGGACTGCGACGCCAAGTTTCGCGAAGACTTTCGGGGCGGTCGAGAACGCTACTTCACCAACCTTTTCTCTATTTTTTATTCTCCCAACGAAGGGAAGGATACGCCGTTCCTTGTCGGAGACGCGAAAATTCTTATAATCCAAAACGGAAATCACCATGTCGTCGGTCCCAAGGATTCTGAACAAAACTTTGAAAACACTCAACGGGTAACAACAGACGTTTTGTTGGATTTCTTGTATTTCCTCGATGGAAAGGGTGATGACTTCGGCTTCATGCATTCCGACGATTTGCTTGAGGGTTTCGTAGTCGCCAACTCGGAGGACGACTTTGAGCCAATCGTTCCTCTTGAAGTACAGGTCGTTCGTGACAAAATTCTCTTGGTAGAGGGTTTGTAATTCTTCGAGGGACGACGCTTGGGGGAGAACGTGAGAGATGGGGGTTAGTCGTTTCCATTCGTCGTTTTTGAAGGTGTTTTGTTGGAGGATTGAGAGGGCTTCCCTGGTGTTCAACAATTCCTTTAGTTCTTTATCTTCTTCGGCGAGTTCGACGGCTCCGGATAGGGTTAGGTTTTGAACTAACTGACTCAACTCCATTTAACAAGGCGATCGTCTTGTTTTTATTTCACTATCCTACACCCCGCGTAGATGAGTGCTTGGTTGTAGTTGGGAAGGGGTCTACTTTTGAACTCTTTCAATTCCTTTAGATAACTCTCGACTAGACTGGGATTTCCCTTGGATTTTGCTTTCCCAACGCAAACGAAGTAACAGGAGGGAGAGGACAGGTCTGAAGTTATGGGTTTGAAAAGGTTGGTCTCACGGAATTCTTTCGAATACTTGAGGAGGACGTCTCTCCGTTTCGTTGGGTCGTCGACTTCGAAGACCGCGTTCCCACCTTCCTGAAGGCAAGTCAAGGCGACTTCGAGGTTTGCTTCGAGGAACCCTTTCCCTTTTGGGAGGCCAGCGACGACGAAAGTCGCCAACTCACGCGACCGAAAGAACTGTTCTATGAAACTGTCCTTTTCTTTTCTAACGTCGTTGGTTCCGCCGTCCCCCGAGGTTATGGTGAACGTCCGGGGGTTGAACGTAAACCCGGGTGTCGTGGAAAAGTCGTATGGGTCGAAACTTAACGAAAACACGATGCAGTTGTAGGACGTCTTGAGGTGAACGTAGACGTCGAAGCCGTTCCGTCCGTTGTTGAGGGAAACGTAATTCAACCTTTCTCTTATGCAGTCGAACAGTCCGAAGACTCTGTCGATTCTGACGAAGTCGGAGTACGTAGGAAAATTCCCGTTCGTATACGCACCTGTGATAATTTTGTTTTCTTCGTTTTTTCCGGATATCGTTGCTGAGTAAAAAAGTGGATCCATATGAAGCTTGCGAGTGCTATCGACAACTACTTCTTCGACGTAAGGAAGTTTTACAGGGACCCCAATAACGCCAAAAAATCGTACGACAAGGCGAGGGAACTTGCCGCGAACGAATGGAAAATCGGTCCTCACAACGCGGCTTGCGAACACGACGAATTCGTCACTCTTCTAAGGGACGAACCAAACCTCAACTACGAGACCATCCAAAAGAACTTGATGGAGGACTTTGGGAACGAAGAGGTTTCCAATTTCGTTGGGTGCGCCGTCATGGTCAACCTCCTGATCGAGGAAAACGGACGCATTAGTACGGCACCGGACGTCATCTTTTCGTTCTCAGATTTGAAACGAATTGGGAAGGAATCCGTCTACGGTATGGCCTTCAAGGGTCGTCTTAGGGGGACGGAGGACCTTTTCGTCATCAAGACTTCCCAAAGGGCGGGTCCCGCCAACTGGATGGTGTTGCACGAACTCATTGTTGGCCGTCGTTTGAACCAACTTAGAAAACTTGGAATCCCAAACTTTGCTTACGTGTACGGGTCGTTTTCGTGTGCACCTCCCGTTGTTGACGACGACGGCAAGGTCCTTAGGTGGTGTTCTGACGAAGAGGAAAAGAGGAACTACGTCGTCTACGAAAACGTCAAGGCCGAAAAGACCGCCCAAGAGTACGTCGCAGAAACCCTCGACGTAAGGAGATTTGCGTCGTTGTTCTTGCAACTTTCGATTGCATCGTCGGTCGTCAACTTCCGGTTTCCGTACACGCACTACGACCTCCATACCGAAAACGTCCTCATGCGCGAGCCCCCGGAGGGAATCACGGGTGAGTTCTACATTCCGTACACGAACAGTAAGGGAAGTACCTACTACGTCCTTTCTGACAAGATCGCGACGATAATCGACTTTGGTATGGCGTACGTTGACGGGTACGGCGCCCCCGTCGAAACGCCGGAACTTGCGGGAGCGTACACAAACAAACGACTTCCCATCCACGACATTTTCAAATTCGTTTGTTTCGTCTCGTACGTCTGTTTTGGGAAGGGAACGAGTCAGGACGTGAAGGACTACCTTGTGTACGCTTTGTCGTTCTTTCTGGGGGACGTCTCCGAACGGGAGGTCGTTGCCTTCCTTCGCGACCAAAAGAAGAACCTTTTCAACTTGCCCGACCTCCTCGTCCTAAAAGACTGGACCGTAAGCAATTTCGTTACCCATATTTTTGACCACGAAACGGCGGACGAAGTGATTACGTTGACTCCCTCACCGTCCGTCCCAATCTGGAAGTACGACGAATCCGAACGGTTCAAATCCATTTTCGAACGGTCCCTCGAGGTCCGTCCCCCCAACCTCTTCCACTTGTACAAGTTGAAGGAGACGGACTACCCAATGGGATTCAGTGCGAAGGAAGACTTAACCAGACTCAGCAAACTCGTTTCCAACGAAGAGGACAAACTCTCCGAAATCCACAGGAAGTACGCATTCATTCCCGAGATTACGACTCAGACGTACTCGAACCCATCGTATTTGGCCGAGTTCAAGGAATTTTTCTGGGACTACAACCGCGCTTACATGTCCTTGATGAAGGTTGAGTACGTCGTCAAAGTTCTCACGTGGTACTTGTCGAATCATCATAACCAACGGGCGCAGGCCGTCGTCTCGAAGGCGTCCTCCCTACAAAACGACTTAGTTGACTTTTTGGAACTATCCCGCCCTTCCCTGAGGGGTGCCCTCGACGTCCTTACGGACCCCGTCGTTGTGAAGTCGTCGAACACGTTGATTGTTTCCGACAAACGGTTCGATTGGTACACGTCGGCAATTCCCGCCCTGAACGGTCTCTTGAAAGTTCAGTTCGTAAAACTTCCAAAACCACCTTCCCCCAAAACGAGAACGTCAATGATAACGAGTGCGACGGGGACGATAACTAGAAATAAGACGAATAATTTGTAATTAGTCGGTCGACTAATTATTACAAGTAAACGAAATGAATAACGTTTTGGAAAGACCTTGGCTTGAACCCCTCCTTACGGATCCCTCCGTGCTCGACGTTAGGAAGTACTTGTCGGAACACACACAGACAGAAGACATTGTCAGCGGTTACAACGAGTACATTTTGACGGGCCTCAAGAAACAACTTGCCTCCGCGAAGGTTCCCTACAAGAAGGACGGGAAGAACTGTTTTATGATCTTCCGGGTTGAGAACATTATCCCCCCACGGTACAAGGACAACGACGAAGTCGAACGGGTTCTCTACCCGGCTTGGGCGAGGACTGCCAAACTCGACTACATGGCGACGATTATTGCTGTTCCCGTCGGTTACCAAGTTGGAAACCCCCACCCAATCGAAACGGGTAAGCCCGTCGAGTTCGCCCGAATCCCCGTCATGGTCCGAAGTATCCTTTGTAACACACACGGAATAACCGACCCCGAAGACTTGGCCCGTATCGGCGAAAACCCGAACGACCCGGGCGGTTACTTCCTCTACAGGGGTAACGTGAACACCATCCCAGGCATCGAGAAGTTGCGTATCAACCGCCCCTTTTTGTACCCCAAGAAGGGCAACGACCAATACGAGCGAGTCAGGCAAACCATCAACGTCTCGACGGGTACGGCAGTCAACGAAATCATCGAAAAACTCGTCGACCCGTCCTCCTTCATCAAGGCGTGCCACTTCGCAACGTCGAAGATGAAACAATCCGAAGGGCCGACGAAACGACAGAAGGTACGAAATTCCTTGAACATATTCAACCTTATCGACATTATCGGTCACGTCTTTGGTCGTCCCGAAATCCGTGAGAAGTCGACGGCGGGAACCCACTACGCCGTCCCCATCATCCTTAGTTTCATTTGTACGGAGGACGAGGAAAAGAGGCGAAGGCAAGTCGCCGACGTCCTCCGTGAACTGTCCGGAACCATCTTCGAGTACGAGAACGGCCGGTCGACGGCCCAGGCGATGAGCGATCTCCTGACGTGGCTTGACACGAAACCCGACGTGGCCAGTGACCTCCAGAAGTACGAGACGTTGGTTGACTTCATCCAGAACCACGTCTTCGAGTCGACCCGAATCCGCCTCGAAAAAATACAGGTTGACGGGGAGACCATATCCCGCTACAAAGTTGAACCCAAGATCAATCTCTTGTGTTTTCTAACTTGTCAGTTCTTGTTGTACAAGACTGGTCACCTTCCGTTGACGAACAAGGACGATTGGTCGAACAAGAAAGTTGACTCCGCCATCGTGTACATGTCGCAGAACTTCTGGGATGGGTACAAGCGTTACGTCGAATCCCTCAAGAAGGGGTTGGTTTCCCGGACGACGGAAGTGTCCTCGATCGACGCCATCGCCCCCGACGAGGCGAACCGCGTGAAGACGTTGACGTCCCACTTCTTGGCCCCCTTCAACAAGATCAAGGAGGAAGGGACGACGGGGTCGGCCTTCGAACCCAGCCAAAAAGTCATCCCAACGAACGTCATCGACCTCATCAACTCCGTCACGAAGATCCAAGTCGACGTTAACAAGAAAGTCAAGTCCCGGGGTCTAAGGAACATTCAGGGAAGTCAGTACGGTTACGTTTGTCCCGCGAAGACGCCCGACGGCATCAAGTGCGGTATGGTGAAGTGGAAGGCGATGCTTAGTCACATTACGACTGAAGTTTCCGTCAGCCCCATCGTTGCCATCCTCCGGAGTTACGGTTTCATCGCTGAGAAACGGTCGTTGCAGTACTTCAACGTACTCATCATGAACGAACAAATCGTTGGGTGGTGTAACGGACGGGCGACGTACGACTTACTCTCCCGGATGAGGAAGGGGTCCCCCGCGGCGTTCATCGCGTCCCTCGACGACCCCGTCTTGACAGTGAAGGCGAAGTGGTACCCGTTCGACGCCCGCCGTGCGTTGGACCTAATAATACAAAACAAGATCATCCCGTCGAGAAGGGATGGGTTCGACTTCGAACTTCAATTCGAGGGGGAAACCCTTGGGTACGTCCCCGACTCCGTCGTCCTCGAAATCCAACGGGAATCGTCGATACCACGCATCCACAAGGACACGACGTTCAGTCTCAACGAATTTGGTCACGTCTGCGTCTACACGGACGCTGGAAGACTCGTTAGACCCATGTACGTGGTAAGAGATAATAGAAAGTACCTCGCGTTGGGTAAGGACGACGTCCCCAAATTCGAACTACTCGTCGACACGAAGGAATACGACACGACTTCGTTGTCGTTTGCCGCACTCCACGAACGGGGTTTTGTCGACTACATTGACCCCTACGAAGAATCGAACCCCGACTTCTACCACGCCGTCGACCGACAGGACTTCTACGAAAAACTGCGGAGGGATGAAGAACAACTCGCCCGCCTCCTCGAACTCTCACAACACCCCGGCGACACCGAAGAACTCGACTCTTTGAGAAGGTACGTTAGTCAGGCCGATCGCGCGATCATCCGTTACGTTGGTTTACACGGAGTCGGCATGTACGGTATTTCCGCGGCATCGTCCCCGTTGAGTCAACACGATCCCGCGGGAAAGACGACGCACACGGCGAAGACCGTACCCCAAACCCTTGGCCTACAGTCGAACGCGTACTCCCACAAACGGGAAATGTACCAACTGATTTCCAACCTCCCCTTGAGTATACCGTCCGTAACGGGTTCCTTTGGAGACAGAAGAACCTTTTTAGCAAGAGACGTCCCCATCGGGTTTTTGGACTTGCCTGGAAACCAGGAAGACGCCGTCCTCTTCAGTTCGTTATTAATTGATTTGGGCTACCTTCAGTACAAGAAGCAAGTCGTCGTTGGTGTCGACGTCTACTTTGGAGCGAAGGACAAGGAAGAACGACTGGGCATCCCCGACAACCTCTCAGAGACCGAACGACTCCAATACGACCACTTGACCGAACAAGGCCTCCCCCCAATTGGTATGTATCTCGAAAAGGGTAAAATACTCGTCTCGAAGTATTCCGTCGACGAGAAGACGCAGTTCGTCTACCGGCAACCCACATTCGTCGACGAAAAGGAAGGCGGACGCGTCATCGACATCATCATCCGCCCCATCACCATGAAGGACAACGAAATCCCCGACAAAGTCCACGTTAGTATCCTCTTGGAAATCGTCGGTGCACCCATCGTTGGCGACAAGTTCAGTTTAATGCACGGCCAAAAGTCCGTCGTCGGCGGCAAGATCGTTCCTCACGAAGACCTCCCCCAACAACAGGAAACCGGAACCGCACCCCTCGTCCTCTTCAACACCCACGCGATGAAGAACAGACAAACCTTCGGAGTCGTCATGGAGATGATCCTTGGCGTGAAAGCGGCCGTCACGGGCAAGGCTTATGACACGACGGCTTACGTCCCGTATTCAATGGACAAGTTGATTGAAGAGTTGCAAGAACAAGGCCACGCCTTCAACCGCGCCGTCTTCAACGAGGGAACGCGCGGCTACCCCTACTTCGGTTGGTCCTACGTCGGCTACTCCCGACTCCAACAACTCCACCACTTCGCGAAACAAAAGATTAGCGCCGTCAACTACTCCGAAGTCGACGTCAACACCGGACGGAAAAAGAAGGGAGCGAAGGCCGGTGGACAGAAGATGGGGGGTATGGAAGCGAACGTTATCATCGCGTATTCCGCTTGGGCCTACTTCCGCGAGAAGTTCCGTATTCGTTCCGACAACTACATCATCAACTCCTGCAAAGAGTGTGAAATTTTCACGAACAAGATCCAGACTACTTGTCCGAACTGCGGCGCCTCCAACAGCCTCTACCGAATCGAGACGACCGAAGCGTACCGTCACCTTCAGGACATCGCCTTAATGCAAAACATGAGAATCTACTCCTCCGTGGGAACCGACGAGGAATTTGCCGAATACTACGAAACCTTCGCAAAGTCCCTTAACGAACAACCCGAAGAGACGTTCGCCTTCCAAGATGAAATCGAAGAAGACGAGGAAATAGAAGAAACCGCCGACTAAAATTTGCGTTCGCAAAATTAAAAAAATAGTAAACCATGAACCAGTGCGAGTCCGACAACCTCCCCTTGATCACGAAGTTGAGTTTCGTCCTGACGAAGAAGGAATGCAAACCCCAAAAGTACCCCCAAAAACCTTGCCCTCCCCCGAAGAAGCCCGTACCTTGCCCCCAATCCTATTGCAACGAAAGTGATTGGTCTGAACTCACCATCCCCGACTGCGAGTACCCCTCCCGTTCTTGCAGTGAAGAAGAAGACTTCGTTTCGAAGGCGTGGCTGACCACCTGCGACGACCTCGGTGGTTGCAAATAAAACGTAGACCGTTCGATCGAACGATTAAAAATGGATCAAGAGTTCAGTTTCGACCTTGTCTTCTACTGGGATTCCCCCTGGGACATCAAGAAGAAATTCGACGGGCCAACTACGACGGAAACCCAGGAAACAAAAAGTCGACGTAGACATTCCATCCAACATTTTCGATAACTTCATGACGACCGTCATGACTAAACTTCTTCCGTGTCTTCAGCCCATTGGATCGGATCTTCGAAGTCGGACTTGTACCCCGGAAGTAACCTCTTTCCCTTCAAGTATTGAACAATTCGATTGGAACCTTCCAAGTTCTTGGACTTTGACCGAATGTCCCTCGATTCGCGGATCGCTCGGTCAATGTTCGTCGCGCCAAGTTGAATGAAAAAGTCGATTAAGGATTCGTTTTCCGTGTGAAGACACGCGAGAAGAGCCAAGTCGAAATTCGTCGATCCCTTTCCGATGAAATAAATAATCAACTCGAAATTTCCTGCCTGAGCTGCGCCCTCAGGAACCACTCCTTCGTCCTGGTCCCTTCGTGTCGTCATTCCGTTCCTCCATTCCTCCCTTCAAGACCGTAGTCGTGGTTGTAAGCACCCTTCTGATATGCAAGTTCAATTCCCTCCCAGTCCAACTTCAACGGTCCGACTCTGAGAACAATTCGTTGAGTTCTTTGTATTCGA